TCCGAATCATACGGCGCTGTTACCTTATGATACTTTATTTATCCGCGACTCAGCATAGCCATTAACTCTAATTTACCCACGGTCAACAAGACCCTATTAATTTCGTCAATTTCATTCTGTGCTATTTTTAAATATGATGTGCTATGCCTCTGTCTATAATGAACCAGGGCAATACTGTAATTTTGAATGTGTTTTTCTATGATGTTTTCTATCTGATGAACATCATGTGTAAACATAGGAAATCTTTTTCGCCAAGCAGAAAATTGACGACGTAGTTCTGAAAAATCTTTTTCTGATTCTATCTGCATATCTCAGATATTTAAGTCAAACAAAAAGGCTCCGAAGAGCCTTTTTGAATTACTAGCAAGTTTACAATTAAGCAAACTTTAGGTTAGCGGTAGTTACAGCAACCTTGCCTAGATAGTCAGCAGCGTTACCTAAAGATGATGCTGTGTTTGTTAACTCAACATATCCATAACGTGTCATGAAGCTAACTACTGGCTCAAATGTGCTAGGATCTAGAACAACACCACTGCTCATCAATGGAATGTATGGGCAATAGAATGCTGCTGCATCAGATTCGCTAGAACCTTTGTAGCCAACTAGAACATCGTCAGATGTTGCATAGCCGTTAACATAGATCTTCATTGCGCTGTTCAATGTACCAACGAACTTGGTGTTTGTTGGGGCTTCGAATGTGCCTTCTGTTGTTCTTGCGAAAGCAGAAGTTGTTGCGCTCTGTAGCAATGTTAGAACTGTCGGTGATACAACAGCCCAGTTACCTGCACCACGACGTGTACGCTGAGCGATTAGGTTTGCAGTACGGTTGATTTGAACAGCCAAAGCAGCGTGTTCGTCACCAACGAATGTAGCTGTACCTGACACTGCGTTTTGATCGTAGGTTAGTACTGTACCAGCTAACGAATTCAATGATCCGATAACTTCTTGGTCGATCTCAGCAGTGATCTCTTGTGCAAGAGCTGCCATGATCTCAGCTTCGATGTCAATACCTTGTTGGGCTTGTGCATCTTGAGCTGCTTCGAATGTCCAGCGAGCTGACAATTTACGTGTCTTAGCTTCAACTGTTTGTTTCAAGATTTGAATGCTTAGTCTGTTACCTGCGATACCTTCAAGAGCGGCTGTAGCAGCAGCTTTGTCAGTAGCAGCAGAACCAGAATAGCCTTCTGCGATCTTGAATGGGCTTAGTGCCTCTTCACCAGCAGTAGCATCAGTACCTGATGAGCTGTTGAAGTTGTCGGCATAACGTACTCTTAGAGTATGAATTTGTCCGACTGGACCAGTCATTGGCTGTACGCCAACTAGTTCATTAGCGATGACCGTAGGCATCACACGTCTGATCACTGGAAGGATCACACGATTTAGGGTTGCAACGTTACCGGCGGATGTAGCACCAGATGTAGCACTTTCTGCGAGATACTTGCGGGTATTCTCTAGAGTAGTTGCCATTACTGAACGCTTTGTACCTTGAAGACCTTCTAATAGTGCCTCTTTGGTTTCCGACCAGCGTGACTCGAGTAGTTGTGACATTATAGTTCTCCTTAAACTTTAAGTCCCGCAAGCCTGCGGATGTCAAATATTTCGGCGGTCTTTTCCTCGCCGCCGATAGATTGTGCCTGTGCTTTATCGCCTGTAATTTCTTTGCCTTCTGATAGTACTTTCTTCGCCGGTGCATTACCATTCATTACTGCTGGTAGATACTTATCGAACGCTGTACGTAGCTTTTCAGTTTGAACTGATTCTAGTAGACTATTCATAACTTCTTTCTTGTCGCCGGCTAACGGATTTAGCAATTCACTCATTAATTCCTTACGAGTGGCTGAGTCCTTAGCTATGCGCAATTCAGTTTCTCTGTTTTCTACTAGTTGTTGTGTTTCTGCAACAATTTTTGCTGCTTCTTCTAGCTCCGCTTCTCTTTGTTTTACAACTTGAAGAAGTTTAGCTGTTTCAGATTTCTCATTTAAGTGAGATGCAGCATACTCGCTGGCGAAGCTTTCAAAAATTCTGCGACCAAAGTCATTCTTGCGAGCTGCATCGATGTCTTCACGTAGCTGTGTCATTTCAGAACGCAGTCCTTTTGCGACTGTTTCTTCGATGATTTTAGCGGAACGTGCAACAAAATCTTTCTTCATAGCTTCAAATTTAACCTTGCTTTCGCGTACCAATTTAACTTTGGTTTCAGCTAGGTCTTTCTTATCAGCATGGAATTCTGCGATTTCTTTCGCTAGAGCATCCACGATAAAAGATTCTAATTTAGTAACATTGCCTGCAACTGCTTTGCGATCTTCGTGTAATTCACTCAATTCTTTCTTAAGATTATTAAGGATAAACGATTCCATTGCTTTGGAATCATCCTTCATTTTCTTAGCATACTTGGCACGAGCTTCAATTAGGCCTTGGCGATCTTCTGCAAGTTCGCCTAGTTCTGCTTGTAGTCTGTCAGATAGCATAGCTTCAACAGCTTCTACCATTGCGGACTTATCGTACTCATATTTTTGAGCGAACTCTTCACGTAGTTCAGCAGTGACTTGATCACGGTTTTCTTGAATTCTTGTTTGCCAAGCGGATTCAATTTCCGATTTGATCTCTTCGGAAATCACATTGTTTTCAAACAACTGTTTTACTATATCTAACATGTGATTCTCCTCTGTTATTTGAGTCCAGAGATAATTCTCTTGAGACTCTCTGCTAGGTATTTCTGTGCCTTAAGATCGCCTTTAACTTCTTGTGCTATTTTAAATGCCTGATATCCACCTGTACTATTCATAAGGTGTTCATAAACTGGAGTTGGGTATGCTCCCGGAGCGGAAGGTTGAGCAACGACATCAACAGTGATAATTTCAAATCCTTGAACATTACCGCTGCCGTCCACTTCGCCAGAGCCTCTACTACTTACTCCCAACTTGACTCCGGAATCCAACATGGTAGCAACTAATTGCCCCATTGGAGTAGGGAGTACTTTAAGTTTTCCGTAGCCGTTAGGACCATCCATCCACATCTTGGTAATCATATGACTAACACGATCTAGATTGATTTTCAAATCCTGAGGATGATCAACTTCTCCAAGAACTGAGTAGCCGCCAGAGATCTGTTCGTTGAGCGTTTTGACAGCCCTGCCAATTTCTTGAGAAGAATAAACACGTTGGTTTGCATTGCGGATATCTCCTTGAATGCAAATACCGTTTAAATGCAGCGACTTTTTACCGTCGCTGCCTTCTTCGCTCTCCAAGACAATCTTAGCCTGGTCAAAACTCAAATGTTCTGATAGAGTAGTTTTCACCTATATAGTCCTATTATCTACGACCACGGAAAAGGCTTTGCTTGTTGTCTGCAGATTCTGCAGAACCTTTCTTCTCAGCACCATGTCCTGGTTCTTTCTTAGAGAATGAACTACCAGCTTTACCGCCTGGGACATTGATGTTGCCAGCATTATCTTCTTTTGGTGAACCTTTTAAAAGACCATTGCCTTTTAATGCACCGGTTTCAGAACCAGTTGCACCATCACGACCGCTTAGAATATTAGCAGTTGTGCCGCCCATATCGTTCTTCATATTGTCAATTGTAGATCTTGTGTTATCAGCTTTTTCGCCTGCGCCTTTCTTTTCTGCGCCGTGTCCAGCTGGAACTTTTTCTACGTATTCACGAACGGTTTCTAGATCAAAATCATCTTTCATTTCGTCGCCGCCCATTTCGTCGCCGCCCATTTCGTCGCCACCTTTAAGTTCATCAAACTTAGCTTGTAGCTCGTCAACAATAGCGTCTAGGTCTTGGAAAAGTTCTTCTTCTGACTTTTCGCCTTCTTCACCTTCGTCACCGCCCATTTCTAGATCACCTTCTAGGTCATCTGTAGGGTCGCCGCCCATATCGCCCATATCGTCATCTGCTTCGATGGCAATATCTTCAAATTCTTCGTCTACTTTTTCGTCTTCTGCGTCTTCATCTTTCGCAGCTTCGTCCATTTCTTCGTCTTCATCTTCGTCTTCGTCCGAAGCCTCTTCTAATTCGTCTTCGATGAGACTTTCATAGATTTCACGAGATTTCGCTACTACGTACTCGTGGAAAAGTTCTTCTGCTTTTGCTTGATCGTCATTGACCAAGCTCTCGAGCATCTGCTCAAGTGTGGTTTTATCTGCCATAATGTATTCTCCTTGAATTGGTAAAAGGCTGTAGTTTTATTTAACACGCAGATTATAATCAGGTGTTAAATGGTAGTTTTTTGAAGGATTTGGTCGCTGTAAATACTTCCTGGAAATTTTTTCTCAAAATCAGCGAAAGATAGATGTTTTAGATTGTAAATTTCTTTACTTAACTTTTCTGGGATATAATTTTGTGATGGATCTATTACTCTGTAGTATGTGATATTACGAAATTCTTTGATAACTTTTTCTGTTTGACTGGCCCAGTTTCCGTGGAAAGTAGCGGAGTCTTGACTTTTTTTATAGTTAAATGTATCAGCATAAACATTATTAAACTTGCCATTTATTCCTGCATAATCAAACCCAAATATGTATATTTCCCTATATCCGTGTGTACTAGCAAACCATAATGCTGTAGGTCCTGAACTCCATCCTTTGTGCGGACTGAAAAAGTTTAGATTATGCTTTGAAGTTATGCCCTTGTTAGGGTTTGTCCAAACCTGATGATTTTTATGATAGCCTGCAGATACTATTTCGTTGACCATTTTAACGTCAACAGCGATTAGATAATGAGGTTCAAATTCCCTGTACTGGGCATTACATCCGTAGACTGTTCCGTTTTTAAGTAGGAAGTTTGGATCTACTTTTAATCTGCTGACGCCGTTACCTAAAACGAATGCAGGGGTATTATTGGGCTGGTTGTTCTGCTTCAACTGGGGTTCCGTACATTTGTTTGATAAATTCTAACTCTGATTCTTTTTCAAATTCGTGAGCTTCGCTCTGCATTCTGAGCTGATTAATTTGTCTTAGAGTTAGACGTATTTTTCTTGTATCATCTTTTTCTAGAATACTACTGTCTCGTTCGTTAGAATAACGACGATCTACAGAAAAATCGTTAGTATTATCGTTAAAATATAAAAATTCTAATAGAAGCATAATGTATTTATTAAATTTGAGCTTCTGGTCCAGGTGCTTCTTCGGCAGGTGCTTCTGCAGCAGCGGCCATGTCTGGGGATGCTTCTGCAGCCTGTCCTTCAGCTGCTGATTGTAGGCCTCCACCCGAAATACCTATAGATCTCATTTCACCAGCAGAATCCAATGCTGGTGTTAGTTTACCACTGTTCTCTTCTCTCCACAGTGTTTCGTTTTCAACAATTTCTTCTTGTGTTAAGCCTAAGAAACGTTTTAGTCCAAAACGTTTACTAATGTATGGAATCTGTGTTAGTTGTGCGTAAGTAGCTACTCTCGCTGTATCTAATTCAGATTGTCTGTATGCTGCAAAATTTTGCGGAGTATTAAATTTTAATTCAAACAGTCCGGGATCAATATTAATACCACTGTCATTTAACCAAATTTTAAATTCTTGATCAAAACTTTCAACAATCATCGATTGTAATCGTTTGCAATATTCGTTAAATCTTAGTTCTTGAATATATGCTGTACCAACTTTGCCGTCGGCTACATTGTTTGGTTGTTCGTCGATCGCAGTCGGTAAGTAACTGCTTGGAATGCGCAGAGCACGGAATAACTTGTTGGTAAAATAACGTAGATCGGTAATTTCACCTAGATTAGTACCGCCCGGTAGTGTGTCAACTTTAGATCCCCGACCTTCTGCTGTCTGCGGGAAAAAATAATCTTCTGATGAACTTAACGGATTATAACTAGCATCTATAACGTTGGCTCCGCCGCCGGTGGCGCTTGGAATACGTCGTTGTTGAATTTCATTTTTAACACGTTCAACAAAGCTCATAGCCATGTGTGCTGGCATATTTCCGACGTCTACATAGAAAATACGTCTTTCTGGAGCACGTTGTATACGATAGATTATGATAGCATCTTCAAGCAGTTCTTTCTGCTTGTAGACTTTGAATACTGATTCTAAGATGCTGTTGCCAAAAGGGTAATTATTATCTAAGCCTTCACTTAGGCTGATATGAATTACGTTTTTTGCATCTATAGTTACTTCATTGGTTTGATTTGAAAATCTAGTGCCCGGTGGTTGTGCTGCAGAACCCACCATCCCTCGACCAAACCCTCCGCCCGAAGTATACGAGCTTGTTCCGCTTGGACTAGTATTAGAAGTTCCGTGTGGTGTTACTGCTATTAACTCTTTGAAATTAAAGTTAATATCTCGTATCACGTACTGTTCAGGAATTTTTCCTTCACTTTCATTAACAATAATTTTTGATACTTTGGCAGCATCAACAAATAACCATTTCTTAGTTTCAGGATCTCTTACAAAGAAACAGTCACCGTATTTGAAAGCATTACGAACGATACGAAAAATTCTAGTTTCAAATTGTTGTAGTTTGCTCCATTTTTGTAGACTTTCTTTGATCAATTTAACTTCAGTTGAAGTTGGCTTACCTCTAAAAAAAGTGTGAAACGGTGTAGCATTTTCTTTATCTTTCTGTGTGCAGAATTCTGCAAGGATATCTAGAGCTGCATTAACTTCGCTGTCCATATCCATTGTGTCATATTGCATATAACGTTCAACACGATTAGGAGCACCTGCATATACATCTGGTAAAAATGAACTATAGTTTGCTCGAGCCGGACCCGGCCGACCTTTGTTTCCTAACGGACTCATCGATCGTGATTGATTATCAATTGCTACCGGTGTGAAATATTTTTTCCAACTCATTTTATTTTTCCATTATATACTGAAAACATCACCTGACAGATTAGATTGAACTGAAAGTTGTCTTTCCCCTACATCAATTTGTTTTCGATTTATTCCTATGAGAACATCCATCTTAGTATTTAAGTTAGCAAGCAATGATTCAGCAGATTCTTGAGCAGGTCCCGAAGGCACTGTTTTTCTTTGATCTAGGTTAGGTGTTTTGGCTTCTGCTTCTTTTTTGGCTTTGTCTTCTGCGGCTTTTTTTGCTGCCTGTGCTTCTAATTCAGTTTTAGGAGTTTCAGCTGCGTTAACTTTACTTGTTGCAGGAGTTCCTGGAGATACTGTTTTTCCTGCGGTTTGTTTTTCTGCTGAAGCTTTTTGGAAATCGGCTAATTGTTTTTCTGCTACCGCTAATTTTTGTGCAGCCATTTTCTTTTCTACATCTGTTTTAGCATAGTTCAATTCATCTCGAGCAGAATCAACAGCCGTTTTTTTGTCAAAGGCTTCTAATCCTTTTGTAGCATCCACACTTCGCTTCGCAGCCGCCATTCTTTCTTGATCTGTGCCTGACATAGATGCTAATTTTTCTTTTTCTAATCCTTTGACTAGTTCAGCTCTTTGTTCTGATCTTGCCTTTGATTTTTTCTCTTTATCACCTTCAACAAACATAGATGATTTTTGCTGTTCGGCAAATGTCATTAGAGAATTTATCGGACTGCTGAGATCTAATTCTTTGGTCTGTGCCGTTGCTTCTTTGGCAGCATTGTCTGCGGCTTTGGCTCCGGCTCCTAAAGATCCGCTAGCTTGTTGGATATATTTTGATCCTGTTTGTTTATAACCTGCAACTTTTTTATCTATATCTAATTTTAGCTCTTCTCTTTTCTTTTGATTTTCGATGGCTTTTAATCTTTTTCCTTCTTCTGTAGCTTCAAAAGCATTTTGTTTTCTGCGAGTCTCTAATCGTTCCTGTATTTCTTTCTTTTCTTCTTCTAGAGCTTTCTTTTCTTCTTCTCGAGCTTTTTCCTCTTCTTCAGATCTTCCCATTCCTGGAATCTTTGCTATAATATCACCGATAGCTCCAGTAAACTCTTTAAACTTAACTTTAATAAGTCTTAGCCCGTCTCCTAACATATTAAATCCATAACCTGCTTCTTCTAACTTTTTATATAAGAAAAAGAATCCTGCAGCAATAGCACCTACTGCGGCAATCAATGGTAAGAAAGGTATAGTTGCAGCTATTAACGCTGTACCGAATGAAATTAAAGCGCCTATACCTGTAATCAACTGATAGGTAGCATAAGCAGTCAACGCGGTTAACAATGTAGCAAAAATTGGAGTTAAATTATCTGTTATAAATGATCCTATGGCCTGGAACGCTGGCCAAACATAATCTTTAATTATTGCACCGAGTGATTCAAATACTGGAGTGACTATTTCTCCTATTGCGGATGCTATATCCATAAATGTAGGCAAGAAACTGTCTCTAACAAACACAACAATATCTAAGAATGCCGGGTACAGTGTGTCTCTAAAGAATGCACCTATTTCTTCAAAAATAGGTTTGAAAAAATCTTTTAATGTAGTAGCTACATCTTGGATAACTGGTATTAAAGTGTCAACGAAGAATCCTACCAATACCTGCATAGCAGGTATCACATAGGTATTAATTATTTCTCCTAGAAATTTTAGAGCAGGCTCTAATACTGCTGTTAAAATTCCTGCTACTAGATTAAAAGCAGGAACTACGAATGTCTGTACTAGGCCAGCTAACAGAGTAAATGCTTTTAACATTAAATCAAGAATACCGCTGTTAGCCAGAGCCATCATGAATCCGTTGCTGAACTCTGCCAAAGTTTGTTTAGTTTTTTCCATCTGAGCAGCCATACCATCAGTTTTTTTGATAGCTGTTTCCTGTTCAGCAGTTGCCTGTACTAATCCGTCTTTAGTAATGTTAGCAGCATCATTCATCATCATGAATGTTTTAGCTATATCCTTGTTATATCTAGCGTTGTCTCCATATTGTTTCTTAGCTCCTGCACCCTCCATCTTTAAAAGATTTTGTAGCTCTTGTTGCTGAGCCACTGTTGGTGCAATGCCTCTTTTACTCATTTCAGCAAATTCAGCCATCTTCTGCGCAGATTTAGGCATCAACGCCATGAACTGTTGACTTTCTTCAGTAGTAGCTGTGCCGGTAGCCATGATGTCTTCTGCAACACTTCTTAATCCAGGAGGTAGTCCTGTAATAGTAGCCATCATTTTCTTAGCTTCCGTGGCATTCATATTGCCTACCATAGCCTGGAACTGTGCCGAAGCTGCTAGTTTTGCCTGAGCTTCTTCTTGTTGCTTTCTTGTTTCGCCTGTAATTTTTGCCAATGCATCAATTTCTTTGAGATACGCTTTACTGCCTTTGACTAAATCAGCATTGCTCATTCCTTGAAGCTTGCCTACTGATCCCATTAACTTACTGTAAGAAGCAATACCTTGATTTACATCGGCTGTGCTGAATCCTAATGCATATAAATCTCCACTGGTTTTTCTCAGCGCACTGGAAATCTGGCTGAATCTATTAGCACCTGCTTCTGTAGTACCACCTAATAATCTTAGACCTTCTCCGTTCTGTGCTATCATCTGACCAAATTTTTCCATGGTCATTCCTGCGCCACTTGCTGCTCTAGAGAAATTAGTTATACTTCCGCCAAATGTAGCGCCAGCGGCTGTAGCACTCTGAAACGAATCAGTTACTTTAGTAGCAGCTGATGCAACTGCGGCAAAGATAGTTCCTACAACCGGAATACCAGAAAACACACCGGCTGCACTTTCAACACTGTCTCCTACATTGGCAAATGTCTGCACTATCTGCGCAGCTCTTTCACCTAGACCTAAAACTCCCCTACCTGCAGTTTCTACGATCTTAGTAAGTCTACCCATTCCAAAACTAACCAAGCCGGCAGCTTTACCTACTCTACTAAAAGCATCTCCGCTTTCTTTAACTTCTTTAGTTGTTTCTTTGGTCTGTCTAGTACTTTCTTTAGTAGCTTTGTTTTGTTGATTAACTGCTGACGCTCCACCACCGCCTCCGGCAGCGCCTCCTGCTCCCGCGCCACCTCTAGCGTTGCTTTGCATAGCTTTGAGAATTTCTTTCAAGGTGGCTTCTGATGCAGCATTTTTAGCTACTACATTACCAATTCCAGGAATATCGATTGTGACTTGAGCCATTATTTAAAAATCCAGAAAAATGCGCATATAAATACCAATACGGCAATAGTATTTATTGGAGATAAAAATGTCAGAAAATCAAAAAACAATGGTCAGTAATCCTTTAGCGAATTACTTTCGACAACCTAAAATCTGGTTGAAATTACCGTCGGAGGGTAAGTTTTATTCTAAAGGAGCCATAGACATTTCTGCAAACGGAACCTATCCAGTATATGCTATGACTGCTAAAGACGAACTGATGTTTAAAACACCAGATGCTCTACTGTCAGGTGAAAGCACTGTGCAGGTTATCAAGAGCTGTATACCTGCTATTATGGATCCTTGGAAGATGCCCAGCATCGATTTAGATGTCTGTCTCATAGCTATTAGAATTGCTACCTACGGTGAGACCATGGAACTTCACAGTGCTTGCCCTCATTGTAACAGTGAAAACGAATTTGAAATGAATCTCACGGCTTGGTTAGAAAAATTTGGAACATTTGTTTATCAAGAAACAGTGACTATTGATCCGCTGACATTTTATCTAAGACCTTACACCTATCAAGAAGTCACTAAGAATACCATCAAGACTTTTGAACAACAGAGAATTTTTTCAATCGTCAATGACGAATCTATCAGTGACGAAGATAAAATTGACAGATTTGGTAAAAGTTTTGTAAAATTAACAGAGCTTACTGTGGACATTGTAGCAGGCTGTATTGCTAAAATACAAACGCCAGATGGAGAAACTAGTGATCCTACTCAGATCAAAGAATTTATCTACAACTGTTCAAAAGATGTGTTTGAACAGATATCTGGTCACATGACTAAACTCAAAGAAAATGTTGAGTTAAAACCTCAAGACGTGGCCTGTAAAGAATGTGGCAAAGAATACATTCTTCCAGTAACTATGGATCAATCAAATTTTTTCGCAGTAAGATCTTAACAATGTCCGTGCCGGAGATCTTACAGGAAGCTGAACAATTAGACAAAGAGGCACGGATAATAAAGAAAGATGTTCT